GTCGGAAATAATCGAGGCCTTGATGTGGTTGAACCGGAACCGGAAGATCGCGTGGCGCGATTTCTGGGCTTTGATCGCCCGCATACAGACGGCACGGGTCAGCAGGAACGTTTTCCCGGAGCGACTGCCGCCCTCTAGCAGAATGTGCGTCGAGTTCCCGGCAAGGATCGACTGCGCTTCTAGCTGGCGGGCGGTGAGGGTCATACTCGCCACACAATATGCAGCAACGCAACGCGAACACAGACTGCAAATCCGCGCACGTTTACACCCATGAGATTGTCATAGTGTTTGATAAAACAAGCGTGCGGCGTAGCAACATTCAATCCAAACTCAAGCGTGATCCTCATAACGCATCATCCCCGGATGCCGCTTGCACAATAATCGCGCCCCCGTCTTTGCCTGTGTGCTCAGTACGCGCCAGCTTTGGAACGTGGTATTCGAGGATTTCTTGCACGCACTTAAACGCCACCAGCGGCCCGTGCTTTGGGTCTTCTGCAATCTCGTCTAGCCAGCCTTGCAGCCGTTCCACGTTGCCGTCGACGAACCGTGCAATTGACTCTCGCGCGGCCACTGTGCTTTTGTTCGGCACGCCCTTAATCCGACCAGGCCCGGGCAAACCCTCGCCAATTCGTTTCTGTTGCGTTTTTGTAACACTTTCCTCTGTGTTTTCACTCATGGCAATTTCCTTCGATTTTTGCCCCGTGCATTACATGCCAATTTAACTCGTTGCGCTTTGGCGTTGCGGTCATTCCATCAAACCTTTCGCAAAGTCAATCTTGAGAGTAACGCGCGCCAGTCGGCGCAATTCGTCCTCGTCATCCGGGCAGAACACCCGCGCCTCCATCCCGCACCGCATCATTCTCTCGGATAGTTGCTCATCCTTCAGCCCCGCGCGGGCAATCACGGCGTCTGCGGCGCGTTCCTGTTCAAGCAATGCGTCAGCGTGCTTCATCTCGGCCGCCTGACCATGAGGACGTGCGGGGTTCCGTCATCGGCTTCCCGCTGCATGACTTTGAACCCAAAGCGGCGATAGAAACCCTCAAGCGCGTCTGCGTCCATCGGCTCATCGTCGAACGGTTTCGGACTGAGCATCAGGAACGTCTGCGTTTCATCCGCGTTTACGCAAACCTCGCAAAGCAGCCAGCGTGCGTCCCCCATCTTTCGCCGTTCGGGCTTCGTGTAAACCCGCGTTATCTCGATTAGGTTCGCTTCCGGCGGCAATCCGTCTATCTCGGGCCGACTCAGCATCAGGCTCGCGCCTTCGTGTGTCCGCGTTTCGGTCATGCCGTCACTCCTGTCGCCCTCAATGCCTCGTCTACGGTCTCCACCACAACGGCGGAGCCTCGCCACCCATGCAGCCAGCGCAGTTCATCCGGCGTCAGATCGCGCGCGCTGCGTGGCTTGTTGCCGTCTTTCACTTCTAGCAGGTAATTCACGCCTGCCCGCCCCACTAGCAAATCCGGCACACCTTTACCAACGGCGGCAAGCGATTGAACCGTACAGCCGCACTTGCGCAGCGCGGCCACGATCTCGGCATGATTATCGTCAACCCTTGCCGCTCGTCTCATTCAGTTTCCGTGCCGCAGCAATAATATCGGGATGCGTCCGAGCAATGTGCGCCTTCATGGACTCCCGTGCCGTTTTTGGTGCGCTCATCAGCAAGCGACGCACACAAACGGCACAGGTCAGCAAGTACAAGCCGGATTGCTTCACACAAGCCGGGCATGTCACGCACTCGCCTCAGCCTGGATTGCCTCACGCTCTAAGCGGGCCTCGATCTGGTCTTCGGTTTCCGGGCTAATGCGCAAATTTTCCTTCAACGCTGCCCGCCAGTTTTCTTTCGCAACTGGAGGCAGGTTTACCCCAACTTCCTCAATGTCTTTTAGACGATATGCCCATGCCTTTGGGGTCGGTTTCGTCCTGCGCTTAAGCTCATCTAGCGAGCGCTTAAACTCGGCATATGCCGGAGTCATTCCGCCCGCTTCGGGTTTCCAGTGCCCCGGTTTTTGCAGCGCCTTTGCCGCGTCACGTTCGGCCGTCTGTTCCGCAGATGCTGCGCGCTCCCTGCGCCCGGTTGCAGACTCCCTCGCAAGCTTCAGCACTTCGGCAGGAAGTGGCATCTTTGCGTGGCTTTTAGGCCAATCCGTTAGCACGGCAACAACGTCGATCCGCTCGCATTCGGCCAGCGCATCACCCCAAACGAGCAAACCTGCGGCGGACGGGGCCTTGCCACCTAGCGCATCAGCAAGCTGCGCGAGTCGTTGCGAAAGTTCAGATAGCTCATGCTTTTGCATCGCGTTCCTCCATCATCCGCAGCGCTTTTTCAGCCTCGGCGGCAGGGTCATAGGCCGATTGCGGCCTGCTCTCAGGTTCGGCTAGCCAGCGGTCTAGAACGGCGTAAACGTAGGCTGGTGGGATGCGTGCACCCGGACCCTTAACCCGCTTCGCTTCCTCGGCTGCGGCAGCGGCTAAAGCGGGCGTAATTCCGCCCTTTGCCAAAGCGAGTAATCGCGGCTCCATGGGGTTCGATTGTATCCCCTTTTCCCGTAGCGCGCGCGAAATTTCACCGGCCGCTCCTATGCGCGCTTTTTCTTGGTCTTGGTCTTGGTCTTGGTCTTGGTCTTGGTCTTGGTAGCATTGCCTTCGCATTGCGTCGGCACTGCGTTCGCTATGCGTTCGCATTGCGTTTGCATCAGGTTCGCTCTGCAATTGCTTTGCCGTTTGCAATGCTGCCCATCGTCCGGCAGCACTGCGCGAAGCCTTCGCGCGCTTATCGTTATGCACTGCGATTTCAGCATCGCAGCGAGCGTGCCGCCACCCTTCATCGGTAAGCGTGAAGAATTCGGTTAGCACGCTTTCAACCGCAGAGCGCTCCTCTTTCGTTTGAGCCCTGACCAATCGGCAAGCCTGTTTCATGTCTGCCGGTATAGGGCTTTCCCGCGTGTAGTAAATATCCAACAGTCTCCGATAGGCAGAGTCCTCGATCATTGAAAGGTGCGCGGTAGCGCTTGTGTAATCTCCTATGTGGAATGGGTAGAAGTTCACGCGGCAGCCTCGTCAAAAAGGCTCGCAGTCTGCGCCTTCGCTGCGGCGAGGTTGCGCACTGCTTGCTGATAGTAGCTGGTCTTCAATTCCGCGCCGATAAACTTGCGCCCCATCTGCAAAGCAACATGGCCCTCGCTGCCAATACCGGCAAACGGAGACAGCACGACATCTCCTGGATTGCTCCACAGCATCACGCCACGGCGGATCACTTCAAGCTGCAACGGGCAAATATGGCGCTCGTCGTCGTGATCGCGTGCGCTGGCATATTGGAGCGTATCTGACGGGTTGATATCCATCCAAACGGGCGACGCAACCTTCTGCCACAAGTCTACTGGGTAATCCTTCGCGTCATGCGTAACGCGTTCCATTTGATCCCCAGGAGTGCGCATCGTCACCAGATAGTCAGGGATACCCTGCCGACACATGGCAGAGTTTTCTCGCACGCTCTTGTGCAATAACCCTAGCGCCTTAGTGCGCTGCATCGCTGTAACCGGGTCTTTCCAGATCACAGCTTCCGAATGATGGATGAATCCATGCTTGCGAAACGCACGGATCAACTCTCCGCGAAAATCCTTGAGGCCGATGAAACCATCGCGCTCTTTGCTTGCTGGAAGCAACATGCAATGGAAAGAAACATCGCGCCCCGGCATCATCACGCGGCGCAGTTCTGCCACAACGAAGTCAAAATGGGAGAAAAAGTCCGCATCGCTACGGCAGTTGCCAAGATCGCGCGGGCTGTTGCTGTAGGTGTAAAGCGATGCGAACGGAGGCGAAAAAATCGAATAGCCTACGCTTTGCGAAGGCAGTCCGCGCATCACCTCAATGCAGTCCCCGTGATAAATGGCGTAGTCAGGCGTGATGGTTTGATCTAGGACGTTCATGCGACCCTCAAGAATGATGGCACCTGAATCTTGCGACCCGGCGCGTACTCGTTGGATTCACGGCTTGCGCCGCAAACTTCGGAAAAAACAGCATCTCTAGTTTCTGCGCTAAGGCTTTCGGCCATTGCCATTGCATCGCGTTCTTTTCTCTTCAGGTTCGCAACAATCGCGCCCTCAGCATCGCTAGCGAAAATGTGAACATGCACCTCGCGCTTTTGGCCAAATCGCCAGCAGCGGCGGACTGCTTGGTAATAGCTCTCAAATGAATCGGTAACGCCAACAAACGCCATCCTGTTGCAGTGCTGCCAATTCAGCCCAAATCCTGCAATCGACGGCTTGGTAATCAGCACCCGAATGCGGCCCTGCGCGAAGTCAATCAACCGCCGCTCCTTGTCTTCTGGCGTGTCGCTGCCGCGAATTTCCACAGCACCAGGAATCGCATGACGCAATGCATCCCCCTCGGCGTTCAGGTCGCACCAGACAATCCACGGCTCGTTGTCTGCGTTGACGATTGCCGCACACTCAGCCACGCGGTCAGCCAGTGA